ATTTAAGTTACCTCTCATGGTTCTACCAAGAAAAGTGACATACTCAGGTGAAGTGGAGTATTCAGTTTTATCTGCATTGATAGTCCAGCCATAAGGACTTGCTAACTCAGCGATTTCAGTCGGAGTGAATAGTTCATCATCACCGATTAATGAATCGTCGCCTTGTGTATAGCATATCTTTGGTCCTCGACCGAATTTCAAGCGCCATAAGTACTCTATCCTCAGTCTGTTAACAACAGATCCGATGATTGATGTAAAATAGCTTCCGGAAGGTATTCCTTTATGTGACCAGTATGTTGATCCATCAGGGGCTGCTATCTTCTTGTGGATGAATAGAAGTCTTGATAGTTCAAACGCTTGTTCAGTCTCAAAGTTAGGAAAGTGTAGTCTAGTTTTGATTAAACCGAAAGCGGCTTCAATTTCGAAGCGACTAACTGAAGAGTCAAATCCGGACCAGTCAATTGCATAAAGCCATTTGGCTGTTCCACTAACTCTGGATAGTGCACTGGGCACGCTCACTAGCGGGTCTTCTCCTATGTGGAAGAAAGTGTTTCCAACTATGAAGTTCTCAAGCAATGGTCTTGCTGAAGTCCCTTCAAGTAATATATAATGGAATGCTCTTCCCCATACTCCTCGAACTTTTGTTTTCTCGGACAGATCCGTCAGTTGAGTTCGGGTATATCCAACGTCAGGCACTGAGTTTCTAATTACGTAATCAGGTCCTTGTTCAGGGTCTGTTATCGCTGACCAGAAGGTCGCTTTAGCTCTCTTGATTGCCCTCTTGTGGTTATCTCCCTCAATAGGTCCTTTAGGTCCTATATAGTCGTAGCCTGCTGCAGAGGACTGCTCATATTTGACTAGATGAAGCTCAGTAAGCACATCGAATGCCCTCGTGATTGGAAGGCTACGTAACTCATTCTGTACAGCGTCGACCGCGGTTTTATAGACCGGGAAGTTGACAGCTGCGAATGGTGTGTCGGGTGTAGCATACGCTAAGATTGCGTTCATGTGTCCCTCCAAGGTGTAAAAGCTTCTAGCCCAACCTTTAAGTTCTTGTTCACATAAAATTGGCCAATCTTCCTCAATGAGTTGTAAGGCAAATTCATCGCGATAGATGGTCTCGATCTCACGTCGTACTACGTGTGGATGTTTGATTTCTAGATTTTCGAGCTCTGGGCCGAAGTCAAGAAATTCAAATTCCGTAAGGTCTCTGTAAGTTGTCATGGTTAACCTACAGTGTGTAAATTTGTTAATTCTCACCTACTAGCAACGTGTGCTAGAGTAGATCTAGCACC